ATCAACACTGTCCCGCTAAGATGCGCCTACCGCGCCGCCGCCGCAAGCGCACCTAACTCGTTAAAACAACGCGGCCTGACCGAATGCGCCGATGCTCTTGATGAGGCCGAGCAACTGCGGCATCTTGACGCCGAGAACCTCTTCGGAGTACACGCCAAACGGATACTTACGGGTCGTGCGGGCAAACTCCTGGCCGTAAGTATCACGACGGACATATACACCGCGCGTCTCGCCCATGCGGGAGTGCTGATAAGCGACGCCCAAGTTCGAGCAATCGACGAAGCAGGTTCCCGCAGGGAGCCACGGATGCTGGTAGATCGGGATGAACTGCTGATCGCCCGGCAATGCGAAGATGTTGCGATAAGCAGCAACCGCAGTGTTGAGTGACAGGTCGTTCTGTGCCGTTCCGGCAGCAGCGAAGAACAACAGGTTAGGCGATCCGGTCGCGCCCTTGATGAAGGCGTTGCGGAATGACGGAACCACGTCCGTGGACAGGTAAATCGCCGTCGGAGTGGACTGCATCTGCGCGAACTGAGCAAGGCAGAGATCGATTTCAGTAATCGCACCCGGCGTGCCCGCGTTCGTAAAGCCAGCGCCGTGCAGATCGCTCGTGTAAGCGTTGTACGGCGCCCATCCACTCGTGTAGTTGGTGTTCGAGGCAACAGTCAGAAGCCCGTCGGCGTCAAGCACGTTGGTGGACCAGTCAGCAGAGAACACGCTTGCAGTCTGCGTGGACGTTCCGGCGTTCTGCCCATAGTAGACGAAGGCCGAAGCCGAAGTCACCGCGACCAGAGTAGCGGAAGCAGCAGCAGCAGTAAATGTGCTTGCGCTGGTCTGGGCGAACCAAGCATACGCATACGCACCAGCCATCGGAGCTACATGGCCAAGAACAGCAGGGTTACCACTCGTGGTCTGTACCACAGCACTGGCCGCCGAATATTTCGCCGATCCGGTGTTGATGGTCTGCGTCTCGCCTGCGGCGCTAGTACGCGTGTACTGCAACGGAATCGTCGCGGGGACGGTACCCTGCACAACATACGTGCGTAGCGCATCGGCAGCACGGCCATTCAGCGCCACGCAATACAGAGCGTAGTAGTTGCCAACCGTCAGGGCATTGGTCGCGCCTGTCGGGGTCGTGGTAACTGTGGCAGTCGGGGTGTTGGTGGTAGCCAACTGCAACGGATTGCCGTTCGCCCCGAGTGTTCCCGAGCCGTAGAGCAGAGTCTTCTCTTCCAAGTTCAGGAAGCGAAGCATCTGCACCTCGTGCGCCGTGCCGAGGTTGTCGTCATAGCCCTCGCTGGCCGAGACAGACTCATAGGTAACCGAGTCGTCGGTGCCAAGGGTGATGTACGGGGCCGTGAAGTCCTTCTCGGAAACGGACGAGTAGGCATTACGCTCGCCTTCGCCAACGCCCGGGAAAGTGGGGTTCGTGCCCGCATCAAAGTTGTAGATCGCCTTCCAGTGAGGCTGCACGCCGTAACCGGCGTTCACCTTACCCCAGCGGGGCGTGGTCGCGCGGATCATAGCGATAACGGGGGCGATCAGGTACATCGGCCCACGCAAGTCATAGAAGACTGCGCCGGTCGAAGTGGACCAGCCCTGCGTTGTCGCATCCTTTGAAAATGCCTCGTGCGCTGCCGTGCGAGCAGCCATAGGGCCATGCTTACGGACGTAAGCCATAGCCTTCTCGGCAAGTTCGGCATTATGCTTGTCGTTGTAGACACGAGCATAATCTTCCAAGCCAATGTAAGTCGCGCCGTTCACCATTGCAATAAACCTCCATCACGATGTAGCGGCGCGACAAACTCGTTTTCGGATTGATGGTCCGTGATATTCATGCGATTAAAGCTCCGAGATCGACTTCGCCTTTGCGGCCTTAGCGACGACGAACAAGCCTTCTGCGTCTTCGACTTCGACGCCGCGCTTGTTGAGGTCCGCCTTATTGCTGACAGCGGCCAAGCCATTGGAGTCAACAGACTTTTTCAGCGCATCAGCAAGAGACGCCAGAGACTTTTCAATCGCATCGAGACGCGGCTCAAAAGTCTTGTCTGTGGTTTCTGCCTTTGACGCGGAAGAATCCGAGATAGGGTCAATCGCTTGCGGAGTAATGCCAGCAGCCTTGGCCCAAGCCTTGTGCATCTTCAGGTGATGCGCGTGCGCCGCCTTGTGAATCTTCATGTGACCGGCGTGTACCGACTTGGTGTAATCGTCGGGAGCCTTAGCAGCAAACCCTTTGTGCATGGCGTGCGCCGCCTTGTGAATCTTGCACTGCGCAGCATGGTGCATGGCGTGGATTTTCGCATGAACAACCGAGCCGTCACCGTCACCGGCAGTAGCCGCCTTCTCGATCTCGGCCATCTCAGTCCATCGTTTGTTCCATCCTTCTGGCCGGAGTAGCGGCCTTGATTACCTCTACATCAAAGAGTTTAGCATCATCTGCTAAATCGCTATCAACTTCGATTTTCTCTTGCTTCTGCAATGCAATCCATTGCAGCCGAATCATCACATCTTCGAGCGTACCCTCAGCAGCGGCGATCGAAGCTTTACCCATTGCTACCGACAATGCCTTTTTGCCGTCCTCGCTTACACCAATGCCGTACTTTCTTGCGGCAGCAACGATCTTCGCGCGGACCTTGGCTTTTTCACCTGCGGGGATACCCTGCGTCTGGCCAAAGCGGGCAAGCGCGTTGCGGATGTGCGCCTTGGTCTTCTCTTCCGTCGAGAACTTGATCGGAAGCTTCCACGTCTCCGGCTTCTCTGGGTCGCCAACGTATGCGAAAGACGACGGCGGCAAGTCCTCGTCTGCCACGCGCTTGGTTCGCGCAGCTTTGGCCTCGGCCAAACCTTCGATCATCGCCCGGAGCGCCTCAACAGCCTTTCCCAGTTCCTCGACCTTGTCATCGGACTTGTCCGAATCCTTGACGACACCCAGCTTGACCATCTCGATTCCGCCAGCGGCCTTGTGCAGTTCCACCGTACGGCCCTTCATCGTCTCGACCAGCGCCGAAGGCAAGCACGGAACGTCTACGGCGCTGACCTCAATAGGGTTTGATGTGTAGCGCACGCAACCCTTGAACACTGGGTCAGTCCACTTCTTCACGTAGTCGCCGCCTTGGCTGAACCCGACGAAGCAACCGGCCTTCCACTTCTTGATTGCCGTGGGGTCGATCACATCAAAGCCCATGTGGATAGCCTTCTCTGCATCGTCGAAGTCCAAAGCTCGCCCGGCCCCCTGCGTGATTGTCTGGTGCATCTCGCGCAGTGGCATAAGAGACGGCGTCATGCCCGGTAGCGATGTGCGCTTCAACTGCCCCTGCGCAAACTTCTGGAACATCGGCTTTGAAGTCTCGTAATCGCACACTTCATTGTCCAGATCGGGCTTTTCCTCGGTCACAAGTCCGTACACGTGAAGCGTCTGGCCGTCAACGCTTTCCTCCATCTTTTCGAGCGGAAAGTATTTTGTGAAATCCATCTTTGCTCCTTTTCCAGCTACACCGTTCGCCTGCGCAAACTCGGATGATTCGGCATCATTCCTCCTAGGCGGCGAACTCTGTGATTTCAAGATAGCATCCGCAATTCGGGTGCGCATCGCTCGGCATGTATACTCCCTTGTCGAACGCGTGGCCAAGCGTTACTTCTCCATGCGACGAGTACACATCGCAAATATCGACTCCCTTATGCAGCGGAGACAGTCGCCATGCTACCTTGGCGACCTTGCGGCTGGTCCCCCATGCCTCTACCCAGCCCACAGACTGCGCTCGTAGCGTTTCCTGTTGCGCGATCAGATCGGCTCGATCATCGCTGAGAGCCTTCACAGCGGCCACTACGGCCTTCACCTGATCCGGCGTCCAGTTCTCCTTCGCGGCCTGTTCGAGCGTCTTCGCCACTTCGTCCTTGGCGCTGTCCATGAGACGGTACTCTGCATCTGGGTTGCTGCTCGTCAAATCGGTAGATCGCTGCACGCCATACTCGACGGCTCGCTGAAGAGCTTGCCCATATGCGCTGGTGCTGACTTCTCCCGACAACGCGGATGAAATCTGGTTGGAACCCTGCCATGCGCCTTCCTTGGCCGCTTCTGTGAGGTTCGACCTGAAGTCCTCGGTGAGAATATCGTAATCCCACGGAATCAGGGCAATAGCCTCGGCAAGATGCTTATGAAACTCGTCTTCCGTGCTTGGCTCAGCCGCCTTGGCCTCCGAAAACTGGTTGTAAAGCAACGATGCGTAGACTTTCTCGGCGGCAGAGCTTACCGTCTTGCGCTGCGATCGGAATCCGCGCTTCACGGCCTTGGCAATGTCGCTCTGCACCATCTTGTTGCGCTCGGTTGGCGCTCCAGGCATCGTTACCTGCCCGACGACTTCGCTCTTTTGCGCCTTCTTTGCGCTGGTCGTCGATGTTGGCCCTTGGCTGTTGTCACCACCAGTGGGCGCAGGCAACTGCGGTTTAGGAACAGCCGCTGCCATAGCCGTGGCACGCGCAGTCGCAATCGCTTGATTCAGGAAGATAGGACCAGTTGCGGTGAGAATGTACGGCTCGTTGGCCTCTGGCGTGTCGAACGGCTCGTCGCCGAGATTCACCTTGCATTCGTTGATGGTGCGCACGCCCGAGTCGATGTAAATCTTGTCGGCCTGCGCCTGCTTGAGCACATCCGTCTCGCGTGCATCGCTGAACGCGAATTCAATGTCCACCGCGCCCATGATCTTCTGCACGATGATGTTCATCGCGTCTTCGATGTGCTTCAGGCGCGGCTCGACGCCTTGCTCTATGGCGTCGTCGCTTCCCTGTTGAGCACTCGCACGATTCATGGCCTTGCGCAATCCCTGCGACGACACGGAAAGCGTAAAGCACACCACGCGGATGAGATAGTCCTCCGTCTCGTCCGTGAGTGCTCCACTCTTTGCCCATTCAACCTTTGTGCCAGTTCCTCCGGGGATAAGAATTGCCTTTCGGCGAGCCTTCAGGTTCCCGGCCAGCATCATGTCTAGCCAATTCTGAACCGACTTGATCTGATCCGTGTGCCATGTGTCAGGAACCTGAATCAAGGCAGCGGGAATGTTGCCGTCGGTATAGTAGTCCTTCAGAAACTCTTGCCGACGCGATGCAATCGCCAGCGTGGCGATAAGCTGCTCGACAGGGCTATACCCCCAACGCGAGTTGCACCGTGGGTTTCTCGGCGTGTAGACGATCTGATTGGACGTGAACTGCTTCACCTTCTTCTCGTCACTGGCAGCCGAAGCGAGTTGATCCCGCGTCGTAACACTGACGAGGTTCCCAACTGGAACGCCCAGAATAATCTGCTGATATGCCGGATCAGGCGGGAGCGGAATAAATCCCTGCTCGTCAACCAGAGGCGTGATGGTAGCTCCATCAATCACACGCAGAGCGATCACTTCTCCCAGTCGATTGCGCACGATGTTGACTGTTGGGGCATCGTAGACCAGCATCTGCTCAAGCCACATGCGTAGCCACGTTCTAAACGGATGAACGCCATCAGGCGTCTGGAACAGTTCCGTGATGCGCTTCAGGTCGGGATCATTCTCCGCGCGCTTCATGCGCTCGTTCTTCGATTCCCGGTCCTTCTTCTTCATGCGGATTGTCCACTCCCGGTTGCAGACCTCGTCCTTCACTGTCTCAATAGCTGCACGCAAAACATCCCACGAGTTTGCGACTTGTGCCAGCATCCCAAACGAGGTAGGGAGGTCACCACGGGGTG